GAGCTAGTGAACGATGACGCATGGTTTGCACCTGGATCGTTAGAAAAAATCAGTCAGGAAGCTTCGCCTGAAACGATCAGCTTTCCAAGCATTATTCCGCATTGGTCTTGTGCAATCTTTGGCGAGCAAGTAGTCGCTAAGGTTGGGCTGTATGACGAGCGTTTCTATCCGCTGTATTTCGATGACAACGACATGGAACGCCGGATCAAACACGCAGGGTTCGAACCTAAATGGATTGACGCTAAAGTAAACCATGACAACAGTTCAACTTTGAACTCAGGATTTGAGGCAGCTAATGGTCGCACTTATGGAAAGAATCAAGCTCTTCTTCACAAAAAAACCGAAGAAGAAGATTACTCCGAAGGTGTCTGGAGTTTGCAAGTGCGAAGGGATAACCGATGGGACTGAAAGTTTACACAGGCGGGACATTCGACCTGTTTCACTCAGGCCATGTAGCGTTTCTGAGGAAATGTGCGCTAGTCGGCTCTGTGACTGTTTCGCTCAATACTGACGAGTTCATCAAAGCCTATAAGGGTCGTTCGCCTGTCATGTCGTATGCAGAGCGTGAGGCTGTGTTGTTGGGTTGCAAGTATGTGGATGCCGTTGTGCCGAATGTTGGCGGGGCGGATTCTAAGATTGCGATTGAGTTAGCGGCACCAGACTTTGTGATCATTGGCTCAGATTGGGCTAGGCGTGACTATTACAAACAGATGCAGTTTGATCAGGATTGGCTTGACGAGCGTGACATTAGCTTGTGCTACATTCCCTACACTTCAGGCATCTCTACGACCGATCTGAAGAAGCGTATTGTTGAGCAAGTAAAATAGACTTGGTAAGGAGTTTTTGTGGCAATCACTAACGGTTATGCAACTTTGGCTGAGGTCAAAGCTGCTTTACGCATCCCATCCGCTGACACTATTGACGACACTCTCATAGAGTTGGCAATCGAATCTTCGTCGCGGGCATTAGACACTTACGCAGGGCGTTACTTTTACAACGCCGGAACTGCCACACGCTACTTTGTTGCAGACACCAACTACTACACGGTTATTGACGATGCCATCACGATTACTGAAGTGGCTACCGCTGACGATCTTGACGCTGTTTACGACAATGTGTGGACTTCTACTGATTATCAGAAAGAACCACTCAACAATGTGTCTGGTGGCATTACCGGATGGCCTACGACTGCTTTGCGAGCCGTAGATGACAAACTGTTCCCTATAAATGTTCAAGAAGCTTGCGTGAGAATCACAGGCACTTGGGGCTGGTCTGCTGTGCCTATTGCGATCAAACAGGCAACGATTTTGCAAGCTGCTCGCGTGTTCAAACGCAACGAATCGCCTCTAGGCGTTCTATCAAGCCCTGATCTCGGCTTTATTCGTGTCGGCACACGCATTGACCCTGATGTAGCAATGCTGGTAGATCCTTACCGGACTCTAAGGCAGTATTACTAATGCCTACTCTTACAGAGATCCGTGATGGCATTGCCACGAACCTTTTGACAGTTCTAGGTTTGCGTTCCAGCGGAGTGATCCCTGCTCAAGTCAATCCGCCTTACGCAATCATTACTCCAGAAAATGTGGAGTATCACAAATCGTTCAACAACGGACTCAACACATACAGCTTCACAATCACCCTGGTTGTGGGCATGGCTGATTCCAGAACGGCACAAAACAAGCTTGACGACTACTGTTCACCAACGGGATCGTCTAGTATCAAGAGTGCGATAGAATCAAATAGGACATTATCGGGAAAAGTTTTTGACCTGATCGTGACTGACATGAGAAACTACGGCTCAACCACCATCGGAGAAACAACCTATTTGGCAGCAGAGTTTACCTGTGTTGTCCAAGCTAACTAAGGAGTCAAATTGGCAGTTTACGCAGCCACAGACCACAAGATTACCGTAAACGGAACGAACCTTTCGAGTTCTCTTCAGTCGGCAACTCTTGACCTATCATCAGATGAACTTGAAACCACCGCTTTTGGTGGCGGATGGCGCACTCGCGTTGCTGGCTTGAAGTCGGGTTCTGTAACCCTAAACTTCTTCCAGGACTTTGGTGCTGCAGCTGTTGATGCAACCCTCTACCCTCTTTTCAACGGTGGCTCATACGCTACTGTTGTTATCAGCCCAACTAGCACCGCTGTGTCAGCAACTAACCCTGCCTACACCGCTGTATGCCTAGTTTCGCAGTATCAGCCATACTCGGCATCGGTTGGCGACATCGCCACCCTGTCGGTCACATGGCCTACCAGCGGCACCGTATCACGCGCAACAGCCTAATCTAAGGAAAAAAAGTGAAAATCAACCTACGCATTGAGTTTCTATCCGGTGAGAGCAAAGAAGTTACTTGCTCCGCAGCAGATCTCGTGAAGTTTGAATCTAAGTATGACCTTTCTATAACCAGCTTAGAAAAAAACCTAAAATTCACGCATCTGTGTTTCCTAGCATGGGCGAGTGAGTTCCGCACCAAAGCTTCAAACCTTGAGTTTGATGCCTGGATGGAAACCATTTCGTCTGTTGGGGCGAGTGACAAAGACCCAAAATAAAGGGTCTGGGTGAGGAATCAGTTCATTGGTTTCTTGCCTCAGTTGCTTGTGAAACAGGCATCAGCCCTCGTGAGTTAGTCATGTTGGATGATCGCATGTTGTGGACTATGGGCCGCTATTTAGTGGCTCGTAATCAGAAGCGACCTATGTAGAGAAAGCTCCCTTCGGGGGGCTTTCTTTATTTTCGGTAGAATTGTGCGGTAGGAGATAATCATGGTTGCACCACTTGCCGCGGCAGTCTTAAGGATTTTTGCCGGACAGATCATTCGTGGTGCGCTCAAGGATGACAAAAAGCCGTCAGTTGTTGGTTACATTGCTTTTACTGATTGGCGTGATTTGTTGCGTGAAATCAACAAGATTGAACCGCAATATGCTCGTGACATGAAGCGCAACTTCAAAAAGATTGCTTCACCGATGCGAACGGCTATTTCTAGGGCTATTCCCAAGACGCATCCGACTTCTGGTGTGCATGTGCGTGGGGCTAAGAATGTTTCAGGTTTTGCACCTGTTGTCGTGCCTGGTCGTTTGTCTTGGTCAGCTAATGCTCAAAATGGAAACATTCAACCTCGTCATACTACGATTCGCTTGACGAAGGCTCGCTCGTTCAAAAAGATTGGGCAGTATGGGCAAATGTCTATTGTCAAGGTTGATGTGGATAACGCAGCTGTGGTTATGGCTGACATGGCTGGTCGTAGCAAGAAATGGGTAAATAAGAAACCTGTTACTCGTGAGTATGAATACAGTCAGCGTGGTGTGCGTGTGAAACGCCGTCACCGGATCAACGGTCAGGGTATGGGCATGATCAAAGCTTTGAACCGTGGTAAGGGTGTTTTGAAGGGCGATGCGTCGCGTTGGATCTGGCCCACAGCAAATAAGCATTTGCCAAATGTTCGTTACCAGATAAATGATGTTATTCGTCAGGCTAATAAGTTCATCAACGAAAGGATGAAAACCCGCTAATGGCTGGAAAAATCATTGTTCCAATCCTGTCGGCGTTTAGCTCTAAGGGTGTAAACGAAGCTAATACTGCAATCAAGACTCTTGGCAACAGCATGAAAGAGATCGGTGCTGGCATCGGCACAGGCATTGGTGTCGCTGCTGGTGGTTTCAGCATGGGCAACATTTTGAGCGAAGCCATCACTCAGGCTGGTTTGCTTGAAAGCGGCATGATTGCCGTCAATACTGTGTTTGGTGATTACGCTGACAAGGTTACTGGCTTCATTGAGAACTCTAACAAAATCGGTATTTCACAGGTTGAAGCTGCTCGCTCTATAACCTTTCTAGGTTCGGTTTTGAAGCAAGCCGGATTCGACATGGATACTGTCGCTATGCAATCAAAGAACCTGACAACTATGGGTGCTGACTTGGCTACCACTTATGGTTACTCGGTTCAGGAATCGCTTGTAGCTATTACGGCTATGTTCCGTGGTGAATATGACCCGATTGAAAAGTTCGGTGTTGCCATGAAGCAAGCCGAAGTAAACGCTATCGTGGCAGCTAAGGGACTTGATCATCTAACTGGTCAGGCTTTGCTAAACGAGCAAATGATTGCTCGTATGGAATTGTTCTATAACCGTGCCAAAGATGCTATGGGTGCGTTCGGTA